CTTAGCCTCTGTGTCACAAGATGACCGTTTCTCCGTAGCTGAGTGTGTTACTTGGGATGATGTATTAGAAGCTTTGTCTTATGCTAAAGACTTTGACAGTATTGCTGTTGACCATTTGACTAATGTTCAAGAGCTTTGCTACAAATACCTAATGAAGTCAGCTAATTCTAAGAAGATGACATTGCCTATGTATGGTGAGGCTAATACACTATTGAAAGCCTTTATTGATGAGCTTGTGAGCCTATCTTATGAAGGTAAGAACGTGTATGTTATCTGTCAAGAAAAGTCTATCAATATTGAAGATGTTGTAGATGAAGATGTTCCTGCTCAAGTTATCCCTAACTTAATGCCTTCACTAGCTAGTCACTTGACTGCATCAGCACGTATTATTGGTCACACAGAGCGTGTAACTAAGTCTAAAGTGGTTAAGGGTGAGAAGAAGGTTAAAGACTTCTATCAAGTACGTTTAGCAGGTAACCCTATCTATACACTTAAGGTGACACGTAAGCCTGACTTGGCTATCCCTGACACAGTAACTAATGCTACATGGGAAATGCTTGTAGGGCTTACAGATGGAACAACTCAGTCAAAACTAAAAGGAGATAAAGAATAATGGTAGCAATCCGTATTAAACCAACAGAAAAAGCAGAAACAGTCTATGTACCAGGTAAATATGAGGCTCTTATCCAAGGAGTAACTCAGAAGGTATCTAAA